CGAAGTGATCCTGCGTCAGCGGGTTAATGAAGCTGCGCAGGCGGTGATGCTGGCTTATGCCACCGGAACAGACCTGGACAATATCGCCGCCACGTTCAGCGTGGAACGCCTGACGATCACGCCTGCGGATACGGTCAGCGTACCCGCCGTGGCGGCAGTAATGGAAAGCGATGCGGATTTACGTATCCGTGCGCAGCAGGCGTTTGAAGGGCTGAGTGTAGCCGGTCCGGTGGGTTCCTATGAGTATCACGGGCGCTCGGCTGACGGGCGGGTGGCGGATATTTCGGTGATCAGTCCGTCGCCTGCCTGCGTGACGATTTCCGTGCTGGCACAGACCGGCAACGGCACCGCGCCCGCCGACCTGCTGGCCGTTGTTCAGGCCGCGCTCAATGACGAGAACGTGCGCCCCGTAGCTGACCGCGTGACCGTCCAGTCGGCTACCGTCGTGAATTACACCATTGACGCCGTGCTGTATCTGTTCCCGGGTCCGGAAGCGGAGCCCATCCGGGAAGCCGCCGAGGCAAAGCTGATTGCTTACACCACCGCGCAGCACCGTTTAGGCCGCGACATCCGGCTGTCCGCCATTTATGCCGCGCTGCACGTTGAAGGCGTGCAACGGGTGGAGCTGAAAAGCCCTGCCGCTGACATCGAGCTGGATAAAACGCAGGCGTCATTCTGTACGGCCTACACCCTGAAAGTGGGCGGCTACGATGAGTGATCGCCTGCTGCCCGCCGGTTCCTCAGCTCTTGAGGTCGCCGCCGCCGATGCCTGCGCGGAGCTTGAAAACGTGCCGGTGCCGCTGCGACAGCTCTGGGATCCGCTGACCTGTCCGGCGAAGTTTTTGCCGTACCTGGCGTGGGCGTTGTCGGTTGACCGCTGGGATGAAAACTGGCCGGTTGCCACCAAGCGCCGCGTCATTCAGTCGGCGTGGTTCATTCACTGCCATAAGGGAACCATTGGTGCCATCCGGCGCGTGGTGGAGCCGCTCGGCTACCTGATTAACGTTACCGAGTGGTGGGAAACCAATGACGAGCCTGGGACGTTTCGGCTGGATATCGGCGTGCTGGAAACCGGCATCACCGAAGAAATGTATTTAGAGATGGAAAGGCTGATTGCCGACGCCAAACCGGCCAGCCGCCATCTGATCGGACTGACCATCACCCAAGATATTAAAGGCGATGTTTACATTGGCGCAGCGCAGTACATCGGCGAGCTGCTGACCGTTTACCCCGCATAAGAGGACGCTATGAGCACATTTAAATCCGTCGTCACCACGCTCGGCCAGTCGCGTATCGCGGCAGCCATTGCGGCGGGGACTGACATCAACATTACGCAGCTTGCCGTCGGTGACGGCAACGGCAAGGCGACCACACCCGTCGCGACGCAGACCAAACTGGTTAAAGAGGTGTACCGCACGCCGCTCAATTCCTTAAAGCTGGATCCGACTCATGGCAACTGGGTGATTGCTGAGGCGGTTCTCTCCGCTAGCGTCGGCGGTTTCTGGATGCGCGAAATGGGGCTGTTTGCTAACGATGGTGCGCTGATTGCCGTCTGTAATATGGCGGACACGTACAAGCCAACTTTGGCGGAAGGTTCAGGCCGCACGCAGACGTTACGGATGGTGATTGCCGTCAGTAATACCGAGGCTATCAGCCTGCTGATCGACGACTCGGTGATTATGGCAACGGAGCAGTATGTGAATGACCTGCTGGCGGCGCATGAAAAATCCCGTAACCATCCCGACGGTACGCTGACAGCAAAAGGTTTTGTGCAGCTTAACAGCTCGGTCAGCAGTACCAGCGAAACGCTGGCGGCGACGCCAAAGGCGGTGAAGACCGCCAACGACAATGCCAACACCCGCGTACCTTCCACCCGCAAAGTAAATAACAAACCGCTAAGTGCTGATATCACTTTGGCGGCGGCAGACGTCGGGGCAATGAGCAATCTGATGCTGGCAACGGACACGACCAGGGTTAAGCGGCTGGATGACCCGTCCATTATTGACGTCACCAATCCCATCAGTATTTCTGCCACGTTTGAAGACCATCCTCTGGGTGCGACCTATGTCGTTGCCGGTCAGTTGCACAACTGGCGGCGCTACTGGGCGGCGGGTGCGGCGGCCTATCAGCGCCTGATTAATAACGACGGACAGATTTTTGAGCGCATCGGTTCATACACTGCGGCGGGTGGCTGGAAATGGTTCCTCAGTGACAGCGGTTATCCGTTCGGCTGGCGGAAGATTCTGGACAGCGGCAGCATGACGCTGACGGATTTAACGCGGCTGGGCGTCGCCCGATCGGGTGAGAACGCGGATATTACCGGCCTCAGCAAACTTACCGACATTGCGTCCAGCGTTAAAATGGCGGCTAACCTGGAGGTCGCCAGTTCGATCCAGGCTAATTATCGCGTCGGTATCATGAGACCGAATGACTATGAAGCTTACATGTCCTTCACCAGCCGCGTCGGCAAGGTATCCGCCGCAAATCTTCCCTCTGCGCTGACCTCAATGGGGAATATGTATTTCCGTTTGCCGAATACGCTGACCGATACAGATCCGCACGCTGGGCGTGCGCTGGGTGGCCTGTCCGCTGCCATTTATCCCGCTGGTGAAGGCGTGATGCGTATGGATGCCAGGGATGAAACCGGCACCATTAAAGCCCGCATCGTCTGCGACGGACAAACTGACAGCGTACAAATCGCAAACGGCGTTTTACGGCCTGAGTCAGGTATTACCCTTTCCTCAACGAATGCGAATTCAGTGATCCGCGGGCGTAATGATGCCGTCATTCTGCGTGACCATAACAACGGCAATGTCACCTTGTCAGCCAGTCTGAAGGATGCAGGTTCAGGCACCGGCGGGACGTTGTATCTGGGATATAACAGGGACACTGCCAACATCTTCACGTCGGCGGTTTCCATTGATTCGCCACTGACCATCAATGACACCATGAAGGCGGTGGGGGATGCGACCTTTTCCGCTGGGATGACCGTGGCAGGCGGCGTTACGTTTAACGGGTTGGTTAAATTCAGCCGCCATGATGGTGCGTGTGAATTTAGCTCGTCAAATGCAACACATCCGCTGATTTCTGTGAACTATTCCAGCGCCGGTAATTTCGGTTTTTGGGATACAACTAACGGCAGGTGGGTTCTGCGAAAAAGAGCTGCGAATCTGACAACGGGTGACGCAGATAATTGGGTGATGGACGGTGGTCTTGAAGTTGCGGGTGCGTATGGCCTGAGATTAAACACGGCACTGCCTGTTTCAAGCGGTGGCACGGGTGCCAAAACCGCAGCCGATGCAGTAAAAAATCTCGGTGCTCTCCCTGCAAACGGCACAGCAGTTTCTGCGACGAAACTCGCCACCGCACGCAAGATTGCCGGTGTGGCGTTTGACGGCACCAAAGACATTTCGCTGAATGCGGACAACGTTGGGGCTTTTCCCCGCGTTGGTGGTGATGTGAATGGGCGTGTGACGGCTAACTATTTACGCGGTATCAGCTCCGCCAATCCTGGTGAAGGCCAGGGAACCTATGTCGGGTGGAATGAAAGCGGAGGCCAGGGCGAATCCAACTTTATTAACAACAAGGGCGGCGGCGTGGGTGGATTTGTTTTCCGCATCGTCAACCAGGCGAATTCAGCACAAACAGGATACGTCAGAATTTCCGGCACCGGCGACATTAGCGCGCAGGGTAACTTTTACACTGACGGTGGCGGGATTTATGAGATGGGGCAGCGCGTTTTCAGCCCCAATAACCGGCAGCCCGTCAATACCAATACCGCCAACCTCGGTGGCGGCTGGTGGCGATGCGGTGACACCGGCATGATTAAGCAGTGGGGCGTCGTCAATAAAGGGAGTCGCGGCTGGTCTACGGTGAATTTCCCCATTCCTTTCCCGAATACCTGCGTCAACGTCCAGGTCACTGTCCTCAACGGCGGGAACGGCACCTTTAATGATAACTACGGCACGGCACAGATTATTAATAACATCGGTTTTACCTGCGGTCAGGACAGCGGCGGCAGTTACTGGGAAGCCACCGGCTGGTAAGGGGATAACATGAGCAACTATTACAGCGCAGTCACGTCAAGTCTTTATGTATACAGCCCGCTCACTAACGGCTTTTATCCGCGTGAACTGCGGGAAGTTTACGACGATGCGGGAAGTTGGCCTGATGATGGCATTGCGGTAAGTGACGTCGTTTACCGTGAATACCAAACCCTTCCCCCGCCGGAAGGGAAAGTGCGGGTTGCGGGCAACGACGGGCTGCCAGCCTGGGCAGATATCCCCGCCCCGTCCGTGGCGGAACTGAAAGCCGAAGCCACCGCCATGCTGTCAGCCCTGATGGCAAAGGCAAACGCGGCTATCGCGCCTTTGCAGGATGCCGTCGATATTGACGACGCGACGGAGGCGGAACGGGCAAGCCTGACCGCCTGGAAAAAATACCGCATTGCCCTGAACCGGCTGGATTTATCAGCAGCGCCGGATATTGCCTGGCCTGCTTATCCTTTTTAATCATGCTCCGATTAATTATGAGGAGTTAACTCATAAAAGGAGGGATTAGATGGTTATAGATACAGGCATGCGTGGCAATCCGATAAGTACAGATAATGAAGTTGGTAAGTCACATTCTAAAAAGGACATCTCGGCACAGATACATGATATTCAAGAGAAAATTTCAACTGTTCTCGAGCGTATTGCAGAGGGAGGCCTTTCAAAAGAAGAGCAAGCACTGCTGAAAGAGCAACTAGAGGCTCTTTATCAACAACTTGCGCAGTTATTGCAAAAACAAATGGAAGAAGGTGGTGATAAAAAGACATCCGTCTCGGGGGAAACGGATAAAAAAATATCCGTTACCCCAAAACTGACAAAGGTTGATGTCTTCGCCTGACATGTTCTGAAGGCTTATTACTTCAGCCGTCTCCCTGTTATGGGCGGGGAGACGGCCACGTTGTGCCATTCCCCACACATCCCGCCCGCCGTGCCTGATTGTCCCCAACACGCGATGATTGATTGGCTTATTAATCACAGGAAAAAACACCATGGCTGATTATCATCACGGTGTGCGCGTTGTTGAAATCAATGACGGCACCCGCGTTATTTCCACCGTTTCCACCGCCATCATCGGGATGGTCTGCACCAGCGACGATGCCGACGCAGCGACGTTCCCGCTGGATACGCCTGTACTCATTACCAATGTACTGACCGCCGCAGGCAAGGCCGGTAAAACCGGCACGCTCCGCGCCTCACTGATGGCCATCGCCAACCAGGCGAAACCGGTTGTCGTCGTTGTCCGCGTCGCAGAGGGCGAAACCGACGCGGAAACCACCTCCAACATTATCGGCGGTTCGGACGAAACCGGCATGTATACCGGCATGAAAGCCCTGCTGTCTGCACAAACTGAACTCGGCGTAAAGCCGCGCATTCTCGGCGTGCCAGGGCTTGATAATCAGGAGGTCGCAACCGCACTCGCCGCCGTCTGTCAGCAGCTGCGCGCCTTTGGCTACGTCAGCGCCTGGGGATGTAAAACCGTGTCCGATGCCATCAAGTACCGCGACAATTTCAGCCAGCGTGAGCTGATGGTTGTCTGGCCTGATTTCGTGTCCTGGAACACCACCACCAATGCCAGCGATATCGCGCCCGCGACGGCTTACGCCCTCGGCCTGCGTGCCAAAATCGACGCCGAAACCGGCTGGCATAAAACCCTGTCAAACGTCGGCATCAACGGCGTCACCGGCCTGTCTGCCAGCGTGTACTGGGATTTGCAGACCCCCGGCACCGATGCCGACCTGCTGAATCAGGCGTGCGTGACCACGCTTATCCGCAAAGACGGCTTTAAGTTCTGGGGGCAGCGCACCTGCTCTGACGATCCGCTGTTCCTGTTTGAGAACTACACCCGCACCGCGCAGGTACTGGCGGACACCATGGCAGAAGCGCACCTGTGGGCGATGGACAGGCCAATGACCCCGA